GGCTTCGCGCGCGGTGCCGGCATCGCCGCCGCGCTGGACCACGAGGCCCGCGCGGATGCCGCCTGCACCGCACAGCTGATGCAGAACCTGCGTGCCGTGTCCGAGCCGCTGCAGATCAGCACCGAACTGCGCATCGTCTCGGACTACCTGGGTGGCGCCGACCTGGCGCTGCAGTCGCTGTACTGCGACCTGATCATCGCCGGCTATCCGCACACACCAGGCGCGCCCTCCGGCTGGCATCCACTGGGCACGCTTCGCCAGACCGGGGTACCGATGCTGCTGGTGCCGCCGCACTGGAAGGGCGAGCAGGTCGGCCGGCGTATCGTGGTGGCCTGGAATGCCAGCAAGCAGGCCCGTCGTGCGGTGGCAGATGCCCTGCCTCTGCTGGCCCGGGCGCAGGCCGTGCACCTGCTGATGGTCGACACGCCCAAGGCTGAAGCGGCACCCGGCGCTGAAATGGCCCAGCATCTGGCGCGGCACGGCGTTGAAGTGGAGATACAGGCGATCAGCTCCAGCCAAGGGGGCGTAGCTGCCACCATTCGCCAGCATGTACTTGATGCCGAAGCCGATCTGCTGGTGCTGGGGCCCTACAGCCGCAGTCGCGTGGTCGAGCGCGTGCTCGGCGGGGTCACCGAGGATCTGCTCGCCGAAGTACCGGCGCCCTTGTTCGTATCGCACTGATACCGCCCTGCCCCGCCCGGCGGTAGCCGGTCAGCGATTGGCCGGTGTGCCGCCGGAAATAGCGGCACAGGTAGGACGCGTCCTCGAAACACAGGCGTTCGGCGATGCGTCCGATCGGCAGTTCGCTGTAGCTCAGCAGCGCCTTGATCTCCAGCACCACCTGGCGGTCGATCAACGCCTTCGGCGTTTCGCCGAAGCATTCCCGGGTCACCTGCGAGAGATAGAACGGGGTAATGCACAGCGCCTCGGCGTAGGACTGCACGTCGCGTTGGCGCGTGCTGCGCTGGCCGACCAGTTCCCAGAAGCTCCAGGCCAGGCGCTCGCGTCGGCCGACCTGCGGCGCCGCCTCGTAGTATGCCGGGAGCAGTGTGGCGAACTTCAGGAAAAAGGTCTGCAGCAGGTTGCGCAGCATCACGTGCCGATGGCGGCCACCGTTGTGCTGGGCATCCATCAACTGCTGCAGCCAACCCTGCAGCAGCGGCACCTCCAGCGGTGACGGTACACAATGAGGGTGCTCGTGCAGGAACTTGAACAGTGCATTGGGCAGCACATAGGCCACCTCCGAGGCCAGCGCTTTCGGCACCAGGCAGGCTACCGCAAGGAAGCCGCGCGAACGCTGCCGCAGCAGCGCCAGCGTATCCTCCGCCAGCACCAGTACGTCGTGCCGCTGCACCGCCACTTCGCGGAAGTTCAGTGCGAACCGCGCACGCCCGGACACGCACACCAGCACCGTCAGATAGGCGTGCCCGAACGACAGCGGAACACCCAAGCCTTCAGCCAGCGTACTGACTTCCAGGCGCATGGATTCGTCCTGTTCCAGAAGCTGGGGAATGCGATCCATGGGCCGATCCACTGGGATATCGCGGCAGAGCATATCCGCCCGAACGAAGAAGTTGTGAAAAGTACCGAAACCATCAAGGTCCCGCCCTGTGCTCCCCGCCCGTCGAAACCTAGCCTGTGCACTCTCTCTCCACCGACGGACCCGCCATGCAACTGGCCACCCAACGCTTGATCCTGCGCCCCTGGCGCGACAGTGACGCCGCCGATCTGTACGAGTACGCCCGCGACCCGCGTGTGGGGCCCATTGCCGGTTGGCCACCGCATGCCAGCGTAGAGGAGAGTGCCGACATCATCCGCACCGTGTTCAACCGACCGGAGGTCTACGCCCTGCAGAGCCGCGAGAACGGGCGTGCCATCGGATGCGTCGGCATCCTGATCGGTGCAGACAGCAACTTCAGCTTGGGCGAGCGCGAGGGAGAGATCGCCTACTGGATCGGCGTACCGTACTGGGGTCGTGGCCTGGTACCCGAAGCTGTACGTGAGGTGATGCGGCATGCCTTCCTGGATCTGCAGCTGGATGCGTTGTGGTGCGGCTACTTCGACGACAACCTGCAATCGATGAGCGCGCAGGCCAAATGCGGTTTCCGCCATCACCACACCGAGGTCAACCAGTTCAACCGCTTTCTCGCCGACTACCGCACCGAACACATCAGCCGCATCACCGCCAGGGAATGGCAGGCGCAGCAGACCGTACCACTACCCACATGATCACGGCTCAGCCGTCGCTGCGCTGCATGAAGAACAGTTCCGGCGTCGAGGCATCTTCCACCGGCTGGAAGCCGACATCGCGGTAGAGCGCGAACGCTGCGACGTTGTCACGATAGACACGCAGGCTCAGGCGTTGCACATCCGGCGACCGCAGGGCCTCGGCACACAACAACTGCATCAGCACCCGTCCCAGGCCGCGCCCACGCGCCTGCGGCGAGACAATGATGCGGCCCAGGTGGGCAGTGCCGGGCGCGGTCAACCAGTACTGGCCGAACCCCATGCACGCACCCTCCCCGTCCAACAGCACCCAACCCGGGCGCTCGGCCAGTTCAAGAGCCTGTGCGAATGCCTCAGGCAGCAGAGGAAACGCAACGCCCGGGCCAGCCCAGCGTTGCGTCGCTGCAACCGAATCGAGCCAGCCAGCGATACGCGGGTAATGCCGAGGTTGAACCGGTTGCAACTGTGCGGGCATGAGGATGCCTGTGTGGTCCCGTCAACCTGCCGCGGCCGCTGCCTGGGTTGGAGGCTGATGATCAGGCGCTTGCAGCGGACGTGCTAGCGCGAATTGGGCTGCGGTAACAGTGCGTGGGACGGATGTCCCATTCAGGAAGCCGCCGCACTCGACGGCGGCGACCTGTCGGCGCTTTACCGGCAGACGTACTCGCGTGCCGATTCGATGGTGTCCACGTCGAGCTCTTCGTATTGGATCTCGACGGTTTCCATGCTGGACGCGGTGACCACCGCGCGCGCGCCAAGATTGCAGGCGGCAGGCAGCCCGCCAGCGTACGCTTGGCCATTGATCGCATACGCCAGGCCGTAGCAGGCCGAGCCGAGCTGGAACGGATTGTGGTTGCAGGCCATGAGCTGACTGTTGGCAAGGTCACTGGAAGCCGTGTAGTTGGACGTCCAGCCACTGCCGGCATCGCTGCCGCAGCTACCCGGGTACCCCTGGATCTGCGCACCGCTGGAGTCGCAGGTGTGGTAGGCGAAACTGCCGAAGAAACTGGTCTTTACGTACGCGGTGCGGCCGCTGTCTACCCATTGTGCCGCAGCAGCGCTCTGGGCAAAGGCGGACAGGCCGAGCAGGCACACGGCAGCAGCGGTGAGAGGTTTCAATCCCTTCAACATGACTATCGTCCTCGGTATTGGCGTAGTGCACGCCTCATGCGTGCCAACCGAGTCTACCCCGCAGGTATACGGGCAAATATGACAGGCTCGACAGTCTGGGCCCTTCTGCGCACCCGATGCCTGAAGGGGAAGACGGCTTCGTGGCGAGCGCCGCCTGTTGACTGGCCATTGTGACCACTGCGACCAAAGCACTGGAAGGTGCCGTGGAACAAGGAGCGCCACTCGATCACCAATCGTCGCAAGTGACTGATTCTGGTGACCCCGGCCCGATTCGAACGGGCGAACTTCCCCTTAGGAGGGGGGCGATCTACCTATACGTACCAACGGTCAAAGGGCAATTTGTGCCAAAGCTGTGCCAAACGGGGCGGGCCTGACGGCTGCAGCCACTCCAAACAGTAGCTTGGGATGCTCCAGCACTACCCCTTTAAATACAGCAAATTAACCATGCAAATCGCTCCGCAAATTGCAATTTCCATGGGCATAAAATGCCTATAGAATTGGGGGTACGCCAAGGATTGCGGAGCGACAAGCGCTCAGATTCTGGCGTCATCAGGGGGATGAATGATCGACGAATTGAGGGGCCACTGGCCCGTTATCGAGCAGCATCCATGGGACTTCCTGTGGGTTTTCGTTATCGGGTTGTCGGCTGGATGGGCAGCGTCCGCACTGTGGCGAAAGCTAACATCAGAGAAACAACCCGCCCCTCGGCAGCCAGGCGCAGTTGCCAAGCTTTTGAAGCGCGCAACTGAGCGTAAGTTCAAGCCGAATGGGATTCAACGCAACTGCGTTCAGGGCTTGCGATTCCATGACCACAGGCACCTGACGGTCGAGCAGCTAAGCCAGGTCATGCAGAACAAGTACCCCGTTTCAGACGTCCAGCAGGCCTTAGAGCAACTGGACGAACAGGGGTGGGTGCATTGGCAGATCAGCGAAGAGACCTTTAGACCCGCCTACACCCTCCAGGGCAAGGGACTTGATTACGCGAGAGAGATGAATTTCCAAGTGCGGGCCCCATAGGCTCACATCCCTCACACCTTTGGGTAATGATCCCAGCGCGGACTCCGTCGCCCCTTTCTCGGATCCGTCGCCCTGGGATTGGCCTCCGCCTGCGGGCGGACCGGCTGGAGTGCCGCCATCACTCGGGCGGACGCAGCCGCTGCCGCCTCGTCCAATCGCTGGGCCTGCTGCTGTTGCTCGCGGGTCGAAGGTAATGCCCGTAGCGGTTCCGTCGGCATGATGGGCCTGCTATCGGTCAGCCGGGCAACGGCCTGGCGCAGAGGCAGGTCGGGATACAGCCTGGCGGCACACCAGCGCTCGGCGTAGCGCTTTGCCTGTCAGACGTTGGCGGCGCGCACTTTCTTCACCTGCCACATTTTCTGGCCTTCCATCCATAGCCGGACCCCAGAACCGCCATCCGGCGTGACGCTGGCCGTCTCGCGGCCGTTGTACCAGAGCGCCCAGCGCTCACCGGTCTGGACCCAGCCAGAGGGGATCGGGGTGGTGCGGAAGCCGTGGGAAGAGCGCATGGCCGGGAGGATACGGCCGGCCGTCGCAAAGCCTGCGACGGGGACAGGATCCGGTCAGGGACCAGTCCGGGTGATGACCACTTCTACCTCGCCACCGCAGGGGCATGACGCGGACTTAATGACGTCCTCGCCGTACGATGGTTCGGTCCGCAGGGAGAAGACTTTGGAGTCCGGGCCACTCCAGCTCCCCCCGGAGTAACCAGAACCCTTTTGATGCGCCGATGGGGTGTCGACGGTTCCGCAGGCCTTGCAGGTCAATCGATAGTGAGTCGAGTCGATGATGCCCATACGCCCTCCGGTTTTTGAACCAGAGCATATTCCTGCCGCTTCCGTCACGCCACTGGCGCTACTGTCTGGCCATGTGCAGCCGATTCGTCCAGCTACCTAGCCTCAAGCGTCAGATCGGTCCTAGGTCCTTCACCACAGCTTGGCCCTGCTGCAAGAAGCCGATCAGCAGACGGCCGCCGGCCACTTGCCGACCAATCTGCTCATTGAGGTAGTGGGCCTGCAGCCGCCCTGCTGTCATCAGATCGTCCTGCAGCATGCTGGGCGCGATGCCCTTGAGTGGGTCACCTGGTGACGCGAACTGGCCACCGATCGGCTGGACCGTGGTCGCGCGCCGACTGTCGCTCTTGGTATAGGCAGTGGCCATCATCCTGCCACTTCCCGACGACCAACCGCCCAGGATGATCTCGGTCCCCCCAGCTGTTCGATTGGCAGGTCAGCCTCCGCCGCGGCCTTCTCGTAGTTCAGCCATAGCTGGTCCATTACAGATCCCATCTCGGCGGACAGCTTCTCAATGGAGAAATCCGCACGGAAGCTGGCCTGCAGGACCAGCTCGTAGGTCTTCAGGAAAAACTGGGCCGCACCTCTCGCCGCCAGCAGCACGTTGTGCTGCGGTATCAGGAGCATCTTGGCACCAGCAGAGTGGGCGCCGGTAAGCGCATCCTCCGCAAGCGTATCTACTGCAATGACAAGCTGGTCACGGCTGATCAGAACATTGAGGATGCTCATGGGGCGCGTCCATTGGCAAGCCGAGACTATGGCTGGAGCACTGCCCAGTGTCCACTGGATCTGAACCGGTGCGGCGCTGCGTAGCTGCTGCACCAGCGGAACGGCCCGCCCGGACCATGTCCCTGCTGATCCACGAGGCAACCCATATACCGTCGTTCAGGGGTCGAGCGGCGGCGATGGAAGTCGTGATGGCCGCCATGCTAGGTTCCAACCGGGTAGAAGGGAGCAACCTCAATGAATCGACGCTGGTGGGGCGTGAGTGCATTATTCGTTACGGCAGTGGCTTCAGCTGCGACAGCCGACACACCCGAGGGTGAACTGAGCGATCCCTACGGCTATACCCGCAGCGTACGCCGTGCTGAACTGGGCGCGCTGCAGGCGATGGGCAAGACGCAGGGCGCTAAGGGGCTGCTTGGCCAGACAGGCTTCTACCGTGTCCGCGGCGAAATCGACCGCTCCAGCAAGGCCGCCGAGCAATGTCTTCAGGCGGTGGCCAACGAGCCCCGCGAACAGGTAAAAGGCATCGAGTACCTATGTGCAGCCTCCTTGGCAGGCAACTTGCTCATCCGGGGCGATATTGCCGGATGGGCGACGCAGATGATCCAAGTTCGAACGCTGCTGGACCGCGATATCCGCCCAATGCTCAAACAGCAAGCGGGCGACATCCACCTAGCGGGCATCAGCGAGCCGCATTTCGAGCGCTTCACAGCTTGGCCACGCACTGCCTTGGCGGCACAAACACCTCCAAGCGATATCCATGTTCCCATCCAATTGCAAAACGAACTGCCGACACTCAGCCTGAAGATGCGCACTAAGGCCGGTGAGCGCGAGCTGCGCGTACACGTGGACAGTGGCGCAGCGCATTCGCGCATCGGGCGCACGCTGGCAGCCGAACTCGGGCTGGAACTCACCGAAGGTTTCATGGTTGCCGATGGAAAGGCTGGGGCGGTGTATGCGCTGGCGTCGCCGGTGACTCTGGACATCGGAAGTGTTCTGGTGCGCGATATCTCCTTTGCAGTGCTGGGCAAGGACGATCTACCGCGCATCGGCCTGGACGTGTTGCGCGCGCTTGGACGGGTGCGTATCAACCAAAACGCCCTTGTGATCCAGGCCGCTGCCAGCCCGGTGCCATGCGCGCGACGGATGGCGACACTATCCTCGCTGTGGGGCGATGCGTATGACGTCCGCTATCCGATCCGTGCCGGCAAGCAGAATGTGCTGGTCAAGGTGGATACCGGATTCAACGGTGGCTTCCAGGCGCGCGGAACGCTGCCCGCCCGCCCACCGGCAGCTGCTATACGGCGCAAGAACGTGATCACCACCGAAGGCAGCGAAGATATCCAGTACGTGGAAGCAACCACGCCGGTGATGATTGGCGACGAAGTTCTGAATCTCCCGATGGACATAGGCCTTTCACCTGGGCCTAGGCCGTTGTTCAATCCCGAGTGGCGCTTGGGTTTTGCTTCAACCCAGCGTTACAGCCTGTACATGGATGTTGCTGGCACCTACGGTTGCCCAGTTGCCGTTCCCGAAGCACCGCCGCTGTTGCCACCGAAGCCAGTTACCGCGCCGCCCACCGGCGACTGATCGGCGCTGGACGAAATCGTCAATTTGCCAAAATCGCAGGGTCGAGCCTGGCTCGACTCTTTGTCGGCGAGCCGCTCCTCACGCGCCCCGGTTGAGCGGCCTGCGGCCCCAAGCGCCGCGCCGAACCAAAAACGCTAGACCCATACAGGGATGTCTGGCCACCCCTCAAGTCAGCCAAAAATGTATGTTCTATGCCCGTTCTGTCCAGTGAACCCGATGCATCCGAGCCAAGAAGATCGTCGAATTGCTAAGGTCCAGCGATTCCGCCTAGGTTTCCAGCGAACAAGGTAGCCCGATGTCCATTCATCAACTGAACGTTTGTGGCTCAGCACAGATGCTCCGCGCCCTCCGAGGTCAACTGGAAAAGGCCGAGGCCCACGCCAAGACCCTCGGATATGATCCGGGCAACTTGCTGTTAGCGCGATTGGCGCCAGATATGCACTCCCTTGCCAAGCAGATTCAGTTCGTATGCACCCAAGCCCGTGAAGTGATCAGCCGTCTCGGTGGCAAGCCCCTGCCGACACTCCAGCCGCCGAGCGACATGGACGAAGCACGTGCGCTCATAGACCAAACGCTGGAGTACTTGACCACCAGCGAAGCGGAAGAGATCGATGCCGGCGCCTCGCGTCATGTCGTGATCGAACTGACTGGTGGCCTTGCATTCGAAATGAAGGGCGATGAGTACGCAACGAACTGGGCAACACCTCAGTTCTACTTCCACCTGATAACCGCGTACTGCATCCTACGCCATAACGGCATCCCTCTGGGGAAGGCAGACTATGTGCCCCACATGTTCGCGTGGATACGAAAGGACGGCTAGCTAGCCGCCGGTGATGGAGGCCTCCCGCGTCAGTCGCACTGTCAACACGTCGCCGCGGAAAACGGCGAGAATCTGCGATTGCCCGTACCTTGAACTGCCCAGCCATGGCTGGGCAGCAGGGGATCACATGAAGACGTAACCCAAAGGACCGTCAAGGATAGCGCCAGGCGCCCCGTCGCAATCCGCGCGAAGGGTATCAAAATGCCGCGACTTCCCCTCCCAGAGATGGCGGCAGCGGTACAGGGGAACAGTACCTGGCAACTGGGCTTGCGAGATGTAGCCCCGTAGATGCGAGTATGGGAGCATCGGCTGCCCCTCACAGTTCACGTCGGTGCTACTGAAGGTGTCCCAGGGAGTATGCGAGACACATTCGCGGATCGGCAAGCTGTTCTCAAAGGGAGTCAAGGAGATGAATCCCAAAGTTCCCTCAATGTGCCACCCATCCCGCAAGTAGAGACCGTAGTCCCAGTTCACGCTCACGTGTGAGCCAAGGTTAGGTCTGTAGATGCGGACGACCTCGCTCAAGGTAACGCCAGGCGGCACAGCCAGCGTCGGGTTCATCTGAACTGCTGCGTTTGCCACACCAGACAGATCGGACTGGCTGGCAGGAGCGGCCGCTGCGCTACCGGCTGCCAGAAGCAACGAAATTCCCAAAAGACATGCTTTCACGGACATCTCCATTTCTTTAATCGCGAGCCTCTTGCTCGCCGGACCATCCTAGCGGGGCTTGCAAGTCCGCGACATGACCTAGTTCCCACAGCCAAAAACGTCACTGTGTCAGCCGAACCCCAGCGGCACCTCTGTCAGGTCCACGATGAAGATCGTGGCCCTCTGAGGGCCCATAGTCACGCCGCCGACCGGGAAGGTGTTGGTGATGAGAGTTTGCGAGAACGTCTCATGCTTTGACATGAAAATTCTATTGTCGCTGGTCATGTGGAATGCATCGGCGTAGCCAGTACACCGGTCCTGGGATGCCGATGCGTAATAGAACCTGGGAGACGGGATGGCGATGCCAATCTTGGTGCCAGGGAAGAACTGGCCGACCTCAACGACTGGATCTGCCCGGTCCCTTGGTTCCGCACACGAAGTCCGACGGCCATCAGCTGTAGATCCCGTAGTGAAGGGTGATGCCGCCCACGGTGTTGGTGATCGACTGGCTCAAGAACATCTCCATCCTGACGTGATAGTTCACCACGTCAGGACCCCAGGACCAGTTGATGCTGTTGCCTGTCACGGTAACGGAGGGGACCAGCATTCCGTACACCGATCGCTGCCCCTCGCAGGTGAAGTAGTAGAAGGGCTCGCCGCCGGAGAAATCATTGACGACGAGCCCGCCATTCGCCTCAGGCGGCGCCACCCATTTGTTGTTGGAGTTCACCGGGTTGTAGAGCGGGAATCTGTACGACCCGATCATCTTGGACAGCTTGGTGGTGACCGTGGTCTCCACGTAGCCATCAGCTCGTCGTATGCGGAGCCCGACTAGGGTCACAGCAAGACCCCCACTTCAACAGCTGGAACTCCGTTCGGGTGATAGACGTAGACGCCTTGATTGACTACGCGCAACTTGTAGCCATCTGGCGTGTTCCCGTTCAGTTCGAAACCACCGTCCTTGCTGATTCGCCAACCGGTTTGCCCTGGAACATAGTTGTCTGACTGGATGACGCCACCAATCATTGCGTTGGTGATCGCCGCATCCGCGATGTTGGCCGTGTTGATCCACGCCGTTCCGATCAGCGCCTGGTTGATGAAGGTCTGGCCGCCCTGGATCACGAACGGTGAGGTCAGCTGCCCGTTGACCAGGTTGACGAACGCAAAGCGATCGGCGGTGAACAGCACCTGGCTCTGGTAGCTGCCGTCCGGCTGGTTCTCGATGCCGATGCCCATGCCGGCCGCGTAGTACTGCCCGTTGGCGGCGATCTGCAGCTTCAGGCTGTACGAGGCGCTGATCTGCCCGTCCAAGTCGACCAGAGCCTGCGAGGTGGCCTGCACCATCGCCCGGGTTTCGCCCACCGCCGCCTCGGTGGTATCCACGTGCCGGCTCAGCGCATAGTCGCCACTGGCAATGACCGTCAGCGTGGTGACCGTGCCTGCAAACGAGTCCTCATCACCTGCGTTCCAGTCCTCATCGCCCGCATGCTCGGCGCTGTACTGCGCGACCAAGCCGTCCACACGGTTCCCCACCGCGGTGACCTTGCCGTCGATCTCCGTAACGTCCAGCTCCAGCTGGTCGATTCGCCCAACCAACGCACCGGCCTCGGCCACAGCATCGCCCACACTCTTCCACTTCGTGCCCGGCGGTTCCTCATTGCCGGGGTGGGCGTCGGTCCACAACCAGATCTTGCCGTTGCGCACCACCGTCTGGCCCGCCTCATACGTGGCATCTGCGTCCCAGATCAACGGGACGATGCTGCTGATGCTCTCGATTTCCGACAGCAGTTCCTGCCTCAGCGCGCTCTTGTTGATGAGGCCGGAGAAATACGCGTCGTACTCGGCCACGTCGGTGCTCGACTCGCCCACCACGCCTGCACCGGCCGGATACCACGGCCCAATGTTGCCGCTGCGATCCACCAGCCGGCCCCAGAAGTAGAACTTCGCGCCGGCGGCCAAGCCATCGAGCCGGTGCCGGTTCTGGGGATAGGCGAAATCGCCCAGCTTCGTCGCGCTTTCCAGACTCGGTCCCGGGCTGCGCCAGATCTCGGTGCGTTCGGTGTCGGTTGCCCCGGGCGGGAACGCCCAGGCCAACTGGATACCGAACACCATCGACGCGGCCGTCAGCGACGTCACCCAAGGCAGTTCCTTCAGCAGCTGCTGCAGCGTCTGCGGGTTGAACTCGGGCTTGCTACCGTGGAAGGTCAGCTCACCCTGCCACTCCCAGCCACCCACCGAGGCAGCCAGCATGCCGATGCGGCTGGCTTCGAGCTGCTCAGCACTCACCTTGCCGCGGTGGCTGATGCGGTCGTTGATCGACTTGCGGGCTGCGGCCTTCACCTGCAGATGGCTGTCGGGCAGCAGAACCAGCACCAGGCCCACCGGCTCCTGGGTTGCCGGGTGGAGGAGTTCCAGACGGCGCTCGGCCGCCACGATGTTGGACAGTTCGGTCATGGTCGGGTCTCCGAAAAAGAAAGAGCCCGCACATGGCGGGCTCCTTATTGGGTAAGTCAGGGAATATCAGCTAACTTATGAACAGCGCATCGTTCTAGATCGATTTCCAGTCAATTCCCGCAATTCGCTTCAAACGCGCCACAGAGTCAGGCTTGATCTGCAGGTCGGTTAAGTCGCCAATAGTCACACTTCGAACGAACGCCATCGCTTCGCCAAGTGACGCAAGTTCTTGGCTTTCCCAGGTACAGGTGACCCAAACCCACGTCTCCTTCTTTGACTGGCGCTTGTGCGTGTACTGGACCTCAATCGGCTTCACTCCCGACACGCGACCTAGGCAGACCATGAGTCGCCGTTGATTGTCGTAATCCGGATCCACGCTGGATACGGTCAGTTCAAGAGCGTGGTTGCCCTTGCGATCAAGCCTCATGAGCGACTCCTTTCAGATTGGCCGTCAATTCTGTGGTTCATTCGTAGGAACATGCAATCTCGCAGGGTTAAGGGCCGCCCGGTGCGGCCACCGTGATTGGCGCCTGATTCAGCGCCAGGGTGAAGGTGTTGAGGATGAAATCCTCATTGCGGCCACCGGGCACGTTGGGACCGGTCACCAGACCCCGCAGATACTCGATGGAGCCGTCGGCGCGTTCCACCTTGAACGCATAGGCGTCCGGGACGTTGGGGGCGCCCGCGGCGCGCAGGGCCACCTGCCCCGGGTCGGTCAGATCCTCGGCCACCTTCACCTGCGGGTCGCCGGCGTTGGTGATGCCCTTGCCCTTCAGGGCAACCAACGTGTCCAGCGTGTCGTACTGCACGATGTTGGTGTTGATGCCGCGCTCGCCGATGCTGCCGACCTTCTTCACCTGGACGAAGGTCAGGGCCGCGAACTCGGTTTCGGTCAGGTCGGCATTCTTGGGGGTGACGCAGATGAAGAGCTTGGAACCTGCGTTGGTCTTTGCTTCAGCGGCCATAGCCGTATCTCCTCGCGATGGGCGTAAAAAAACCCGCCACGGGGCGGGGTCGTTGAAAAGAAAAAGCCCGCTGGGCAGCGGGCTTCTTGTGGCAATCAAATTTCGCCGTAGTAGCTGATCTTGTAGGCCAGCGGGTTGTAAGGGTTAGACGGCCAAGCCAGCGCAACCGACGTTCCAACCCCCAGATCGCCACTGACACTGACAATCACATGCTCTCGCTTGTCGCTGCCATCTGCTGGCAAGATCCGAAGCGATGATTCTTTGGACCCGGCGCCGAGCTGTATTGGAACCAGCCTCCCTTGACCATCGATCATCGTTCCTTGCGCCCCAATCCATTTGGAAAGAGCCCCAGGGAGGCTGTCGGCGTTAAGGATGAACCCATAGGTCGGGCCACAATCATTATCATTGCTGGACGCAGGAGCGAAACTGAGTTGGTACGGCATGGACGTCTCCTATTTTTTAAAGTCAAGTAGACATGGGGACGCCCAGATCTAACGCAAGCGTTACTTTTTCGGTGACAGTTTTGCAGACACCAGTTGCATGGCCTGCGGCCGGGTGAATCCCGCCTCCACGTAAGCCAAGTACTCGGCCCGGACGAATCTCGCCTGCTCAGCGCAGAACTCGTCCAGCAGCTGCCGGTTCCGCTTCATGCGGGTGATGGCATCGCGCATGGCCTGCAGCTCACCCTCGTTCGGGATCTCGTTGCTGCTGACCAAATGGAGATTGGGTGGCGTAGGTCGCATGTGCTCCAATTGAACTGATCGAACCGTCAAATTCTAAGATCGGAGCCTTGCGAGAGAGCGGTGAGCAGCCCATGCAAGTGAAGCACAGCCTTCCTAGCTTCCTTCTCTGCCTGATCGTGGTTGCGCTGGGCTTCGGCCAATTTCAACTTAGCCTCGTCTTCCGCACGCTTGAAAGCCCGCTTCCTCTTCGACGCATCTATTGCAATCTTCAGAGCATCCAGAGCAGCCAGCACACGTCCTTTCGCGCCTGCGTCCAGTTCGCCTTTCTGGAGTAACCCAATGTCGTGTCGAACTGTGTCAAGACATTGAGAGAGATACGCGGAATCGTCCTCGGAGACGTCGTCCAAATTGATACCAGACAGCTCGCTTTTGAGCGCAGCAATATCGTCCATTATTCGCTTCCCATGACTGTCATGGACGATGTTAGCAGGGTTTCAATCAGTGAAGCCCCGCCAAGGTATGGTCACCGGATGCATCACCCGCTCCGGATCCTGAATGATGCTGGACGTCCAGGGCTTCCTCTCCACCCGCATGCCGGCGAAGGTCGTGCCCTTGGCGAAGGCAGCGATGATCTGGTCCGTCATCGCGGTACCGACCATGATCCCCTGCCCGGGCCGGTAGCAGGCCGACAGCTGGCCGAACCCCTGCATCAGGAACGGGCCATCGTCCTCGATGCCGTAGTTCTCGGTCCGATTCGGGAACCACTGCAGCTCCAGCCAGCGGGCACCTTTGCCGGTGGGCGGCGTGAATCCCTGCCCCGGGTAGGAGCAGGCCAGGCCCTGCGCCGCAGCGAACTGCCCCGCCAGCGTGGCGAATGCGTCATAGATCGCGGTATCGCTCATCCCATCCGTCCTTTCACGTCGGCGGTGACCTCGGCCACGATGAAATCCCAGCGCTGTGCCGCCGCGCGCGCGAAGCCCTTACCGGTCTGGGCATAAGTTCTGCCCAGGCTGTCCTCGCCCTGAAAGCCGTGCTCCATGCGCATGGCGTACTTCGCTGTCCAGCCAGCCCACACGGTCTGCCCCAGCTCAATGGTGGCGAATACCACCTCCGGCGGCTGTGCCCCATCCGTAGGCATACCCTCGACCGAGGCCGCAACGGAGTTGCGCAGGGTGCCCGTGACGACCGGCATCTTCCCGCCCTGTCCCTCTGGCGTGCCGGCTTCCTCCATCAGCTTCGTGGCCGACTCGCGGAAGATCACGCCCTGCATGGCCTTGGCCTTCTCCGTGAAAGCGCGGACCTGGCTCCCGAACTTATTGGCCACGCTTCACCTCCGCCGCCATGTCAACGCGGTATTGCTTCATGCAGCGGCAGCCGATGGTTTCCTCCGGACCGGCACCGAGCGACATGTCGCCGGGGAACCGCATCAACGCACCGCTGGGGGTTTGGAACGGCTCTCCGAACCGGCGTACCTGACCATTCATCGCCTGGTGGCTGTGGCGTCCTCCACCACGCCGCTGATCAGGCGCGAGGAATTCGACTGCAGCCAGCTCTCCACGCCACGGTTGCGCATGTCGAACCCGAACCGAAGCAGCGGCGTGTCGTTGGCTGGGTTGTACCGCCCGCGCACCTGCTGCCGCAGCGATAGGGTCGCCCCGCTCTCGATCAGCGCCGACGGTCTGGCCCTGCTGGGGTTCAAGCCGATCAACGCCACCGGCGCGGCGAAGCTGTACGACCAGGCGCAGTTCCCGGACATGTGCCGGGCCATGATCCACGGCCTGCAGGATGCGGCCGACCAGTACCCGCTGGCAGCGTGATGGAGTTCTGGCGCACCAGCGAACTGCGGGCCCTGCGCCAGATGGAGGGCCGCGACGCGATGACCGTTGCGGCCGCCCTCGGGCGCTCGCCCCGCGCGGTCCAGGACATGGCCCGCTGCCAGGGGATGCCGGTACCACG